CACTCGCCTTTTGCGACTTTGTCATTCGTGTGGCTTTTGCAAGTGGTACGCACTTCGGATATTTTCTCTTCGAACCTTTTGAGCGCCCGCATGGCTGATACTTCCCATTCTTCTTTGGTGCTCCAATGTCTACCCATTTTTGTGCTACCCATTCTCGTAGTCCTCCTTTTGAGAAATGCGTTCTCATTACGAATTCTTTCCGTAAGCTTTGCCTTTACCTTTCATTGCTAACTTACAACCTGTAGAACCAGCTTTTAATCCAATTCTTTCATTCATCATTCCACCACCCATAGCTTTTTTTCTTTTCTTCTTGCCACCTGGTGTAACTTTACCTGAACATACTGCTGATGCATACATGTTCGCGTACGCCGAAGGGTACACTTTAAATTTTCTCTTCGCTGCTGCTTTACCTCTTGGACAAAGTTTAGCCATTATGCTTTTCCTCTTAATTTTTTAAAATCAGGAGCATCAATTCTTTTAGGGTCACCTGCTAATTTTGCTATCTTCATTTGTTTAGGTGATAATTGTTTTTTAGGTTTAAATGTTTCTTTTATTTTTTGAACATTTGTTTTTCTCTTCATAGTGTCTCCACCAAACCTTCTACCAATTCTTCCGCCATCAGCTTTTCTAGTTCTTAAAATTTTATCTGTTTTTTGTAATGATTTAGAACCTGCTTTTCTAAGAGCTTCTTTTAAAGAAGGATCAACTTTACCTGCTTTTGTAACATAAGTATCAGTAGTTTTTATAAGTTTATCAAAAGTCTCTCTATTTTTTTTTAAATTACCAACATTAACTTTTGGCATTAAAAGTTGTAAAATTTTTTTTCTCATTATTTTTTTCCTCCGTTTTTAAAAATCTGTGTACCTTTTATACCAAAAATACTTCCGACGACAAGGATCCAAAGTGAACTGAACCATGTCGGGAGCGCCGCGAAATGTTCGAAGAACACTTTAACTTTGTCGAGCGCTTCTGCGTCCTCCGAAAAAACTCCCCAAGCAAGCACAATTATGGGCGCCGAGAGAATTAATAAAACGAATTCGTCCTTGTAGTCATTTTGACGTGCTTCTAGCAATTTACCCTGGTAAGCTTCCTCACCACGAGCTTGACGCTCTGCATGTAACAGTTGTGCGTCTGACATTGCGACTTTTGCCTTCTGCTTGTTAGCATAAATTTTACTACCAGCAGAAACGGCTAATTTGATTGCCGATAACCACATAATTTAGTACCAAGTAGCTGTTTTTTTCTTTTCAGCTAACATTCTTTTAGTTCCTCTTACTTTTTCTTTATCCCCAGTAGGAATATAGTTGAAAGCACCGTCTGCAGTAGTCTTAGATCTTGGATCTATTTCTACATTTTGACTTGGAACTGCCATTTGTTTTGCTTTTTTATAGTTCATCATAGTTTTTTACCTTTTTCTTAGTTTTCATCTATCATAACTTGTGCATTTTGTACACCAGTCTTTGCAAGACTAACTCCAGCACGTAATTTAGCTAGATCTTCGTTCTGTTCAAGCTTATCTTCTGCAATTTCTTGTGCTTGCATCAATTTAGATCTCTGTAAATCTTGATTTGCTTCATCGTTTTGTTTTTTACGTTCATTTTCCATCGCTCGAAGGTCAACTTCACGTGATTTTAACTTTAGAAGAGGGTCATTATCAAATTGAGACGTAATTTGTTTCTCTTCTTTCATGTATTCTTCTGTCATTTCAGCAATCAACACAGCTTTTCTTGCTTCAATTTGATTTGTAATGTCTTGAAGTTGTGCTTGTATCTGTGGATTCATCGCTGCTTGCTGTTGCATCATCATCATTTGCTGCATTTGTTCTCTAAACTCTAGTTGAACTTGCTCTTGAGCCATAATTGAAATGTGTTCAAGTATATTTTTTTGTATTGCAGCCATAATTGATGGATTATTTCTAACCATGTTTGTTGACATAAAGTTTAAATGCGCTGTGATGTGTGCTCTGTGGTCTTGACCAGGGAAAGCTTGAAATGGTTTCATCGCCATTGCATTAATATGTTCCATACTTGGGTCTATCGGCGCATTTGGTGCCGGTGGTGGCAACACTGCATCTACATTTTTTACACCGATTGCATCATACATGTTTCTGTATATTTGATACATGTTGTGTAACTGTGGATTAGATGTTGCGATCTGTAATTGTGTTTGTGCAAGAGTAATTCTCTGACTCATTGAGAATATATTTGGATCTGCCACAGGCATAATATCAACTCTGTCATCAAAATCTGTTTGTTTAATATTTCTTGCACCACCTACAACATCATAAGGATATTCTGGTGGTAAATATTGTGCAACTACTTTTGATAATAATTTAAATTCTTGTTTCATCGCTGCGTAACATCTTTTGTGTATTGCAGACATGACACGTGAACCACGTTCTAGAAGTGCAACAGTTGTACCAACTGCAGCTGCTTGGTTACCATCACCCACTTGCATATCAGCAATAGCCGCGAACCTTTGACCAGCTTGAACAACAACTCCCAATAAATTTAATAATGTAGGACTTGGTTCTTTGTATGGTAATGGAAAGAATGCATCTCTTAAATTACCACCCGGTGCGTCTACATCTTTGAATTCACCTGGTTGTATTGGTGATGCTTCGTCTCTAACTCTAACACCTCTTTGTTTAAATCCTGCAGGTAAGTTCGATAAAGTACCAGCGTCTAATAATTGACGGAGAGCCGCCGTTGCCGTACGACTCAATCCGCCAATCATGTGAATGAGTCCAAAGCCATAAAATCCAAGTCCTGGCAGAAATTTGAAGTGGACAAAATATTGGATTTTATTTTTCTTTAGATCATCGGGCGCATAGTTCCTTCTGATAGAAAGAACTTTCCTACTACCTTCTTCAACTGTTACGATGTAAGGTAATTTTATTCCTGTTGGTTCACCATCTGCTCCAACATCTTCGAAACCTTCTAAGTCTAAGTTTACGTGACACTCTAACAAAGTATACATTGGTTCGTTCTTACCAGTTTTCTTTGTACCTTCTAGTTCACGTTCTTTTTTCTCAAGCTCTCCATTTGTTACCGCTGTACCTGGAGGACCTATTTCTACGTCAGCATAAAAACCACTGACTTGTTGTTTTCTTAATTCATTTTCTGAAATCTTAACTGTATGAATAACCGCTTCCGCATCATCTAATGAGGTAGCTGTATACGGAACGATTAATTCATCTGCTGGTACAAACTTAGATACTACTCTACCCATCGGTACGTCGTAGTATACTTTTTTAAAAGTTGATCCAGCTAATGGTAAATGAAATAACATAGAATCAAATTCTGATTCATACTCTTTCATTTGATCCATTATCAAATAGTTCATGTAATCTTTAACACGCTCAGACTGTTGTTCTGTTCCAGGATTTTTTACACCTATGATGTCTGTTCTTACAGGTCCATCTGCAGGTAATAATTCTTTGTAAGCTTGTGCTTGGAATTGTGTTACTGCTTCTGCAAGAACTGGGTGGGTTGCACCACTAGCTCCTTGAAAAGGTTCTGTTCTGTTTTCGTATTTAAATCCTAAAAGATCTAATCCAGTTGTGTAAGCTTGTTCCCAATCTTTTCTAGAAGATTTGTAGTCCATGTAATTTTGAACCATTTCGTTTCCAATCGGTTCTAAATTTTCTTCTGGTAAAATATCTGCTAAATTGTCAAAGTGTGATTCTGTTCCAGGTATGTTAATTGCACCCGGTTCAAAGTCGATCGTTGCACCACCATCTTCTTCTGGTACTACTTCAACTGGTCCTTTTTGTAATGCTTCTTCTTCCTGAACACTAACTTCTTCTGCCATCTCTTCATCTGAAGGGATGTCAAGTTTCGTACGAGTGTTAGGGAGTCCTTTGTCTATATCTGCCATTTATTACTCCTATATATTCTTAACACGATTTAATAGACCTTGCAACCCTTGTGAGTTTGGTCCTGATTCTGGTGGTGGGCCTGATCTATCTCCTGCCATTTTAGCAATACCGCCACCTGCTGCCATAAAATCTTCATCCATAGCAATGTTTCTTTGTTCTGCACGAGCAGCCTCATCTGCTTTTATTAAATCATTTATTCTTTGTTGTTCTGCAAAAATAGTGCTAGCAGATTCTGAAGGAGGTCCTCCTACAAATTGATTATAAAGAGGTCTATACTCGTCATATAATCTTTCAAAAGTTTTTGCTCCTTTAGATGGATCACCTCTTCCTCCTTTACCTATATTTTTGTAAGCAAGAGGTAGAGCATTATTTAATTCTAAAAATCTATTTACATCTTTTATTTTTTGTTGATCTAATTGTGACATACCTTCTTTAGTTGCGTACTCTGCAAATTCTTCTCCTGCACTTTGACCAACACCTGGAATTAATCCTAGTATACTATCTCCTAAAATTCTTTTACCACTCTTACCTTTTCCATAACCAGGAACAGCCATTGCAACTTCAAACACAGCTTCACCTGCTAAACCTATTGGACCTAAAACTTTTGCTAAACCTCTACCAGTTCCAAAACTTGCAACCTTAGATGCTTTCTGTGCAATTCTAGTTGCTTCAGTTCCTTTGATTGCACCTTGTTTAACAGCATTGGTTTGTTTAATCATATTATCCATAGCTTCGCTAATATCACATGTACCAGGTACACCGCCTTTCCTGTTACCAGGGCAGAATTGATTTTTAATTAGTTGTTGGTGTTTAGGGTTTAAAAATTCATTTATAGTCACTGCACCTTTTGGCATTTCAAAAGTATAACCAGCTCTTTTAGAAGCTGCTTTAATATCTAGACCTTGTTTTTTTAATTGTTCTAATCTTGTTGGAGAAAAAACTTTAGTAACATCTTCTGCAGGTCTAAGTTTAGCTAACTTTACTCCATATTCTTTTTCTAACTCTAAAGCTCTTGCATTTATTTTTTCTGACTCTGTTTTAAACAAAGAAGGATTTGTTTCTATTTTAGCCCTAGCTTTTGATAATTGACTTTGATAACCTGTAAGAACATTTTGATTTAAATTTCCTTCCATTACATCTATAAATTGAGAAAACTCTGCTGCTTTAGATGAAGCACTCCCACTAACACCAACAATTTCATTAATATTAAAACCAAACGGTTTTTTAGATTTACCATCATAAATCGGTATTTTATTTTTTTTTAATAAATTAGTTGCTTGATCTTTAAGATTTTCAAAAGTTCCAATTTTATTACCAAGTTTTTCATCAATCATTTGTAAATTTATTCTATACAGTTGATCTAAATAAGGGTCTCCAAATTTTAATTTAGAAATTTGTTCAAACATTTTTTTAGAAGTAGGATTATTAATTTTTATACTATTAACTTTGGTTGCAAATTTTTTATCTATACCTTGAAAAGTTAAATCAAATTTTTTTCCTGCATATATTTGAGCTAATCTAATTGTTGCATTTCCTGCTTGTGAAGGAGTTGTTCCTTTTGGTAATACTTTTAAAACATTTTCTATTTTTGGAAGATTTCCTGTTTTAAAAAAATTTTTAAAATTATTATGTAGAATGGAAATATTTTTAACTGTATTTGGTCGTAGTGTATCTGTCTGACTAAACCTTAATTCAAATTTATTTTTTAATTTTTTAATATCTGTTTCTGTTGGAATTTTATAAAATTTTTGTTTTTTAGTATAATTATATGGTTTTAATAATTTTAAAATTTCTTTACTAAAACGAGTTGAATATGATGCTGTTGTTTTTCCAGGTTTAGTAGTTCTTGATACACCTCTTATAGTGCCAACTTTTATATCTTCTCCAAATTTTTCACTTAATAATTTAACCAAATTATCTTCGGTAATCATTCCTTTAGTTTTACTTAATAAATCTTTATAGTAAGGATAGATACGCTGTCCAAAATTTGCTCTAGCTGTATTGTCTAACTCTTCCCATTTTTTACCTCTAAATCTTTTAGCTGGATCTGATCCTTTTACTTTTGGTAATTTATCTTCAGATAATAAATTATATATTTTTTGTTTTTCTTTATCAAGAGGTTTGACAGGAGTTCCTTTAGTAACTTCAGGCAACTTGCTTTTGTTTGCTGTAATAAAACTTTCTAATCTAGATTTTGTAGTTTTTAATTTTTTTACAATTTGATCTGCAGTATTACCCTCTTTTCTAAGTTTTGAAACTTCGCTTAGTTTTAGTTCACCACTATACCCTGGCCGTGATCCATCAGCATTAGGTTTGACTAGCATACCACCATCATTGAACATGGGTCTTGAACCATCGTCATCGTAGATGGCACTTAGGTCTTGTATTCTTTTAAAGAGATCCATTTACTCTCCTAGTAATCTTGCAACACCGCCTGATGCTTTTTTAGTCTTCCCAAACTCTGTCATGTTATCTTCAAACATAGTTCCTTCTTGGATAACATCATCGGGTACACCATCAACCGTGTCATAGACATCACCTTTTGATGGTCCACTAGTTCTTATGTACGAAGTGTCTTCTGTATATTCATCAGCAACACGTCCTGTTGCTTCATCAGACTGACCTTTTCCAGGTTTATAATTCATATAAACATCTTCATATAATTGTTCATCATAGTATTCAAAATCACTTGGTTTTTTTCTTTGAATTGTTTTTTCTCCTGTTGCAATATCTTCTGTTAATTCAAAATCTTTATATTCAGTAACAACTTCTCTGTCTTTAGTTGCATATTTTGGAGTTACATCGTCACCCATTGTTTTAATTTTTTCTACTAGTTTAAAAAAATATGGGGGAGGTGTTCCTGATCCTGAAGATTTAACAACTTCTTTTGCAACTTGTTTAGCTGGTTCTTTTCCAGCTAATTTTAGTAAACCTGTTTTAGCTGCAGCAATACCACCACCTAGTCCTGCTAGCATTTTTAAAAATCCTCTACGGCCCATGCCACCACCTACAAGACCAATACGTCCGCCATCTGCATTATTCTCTCTAAAAAATGCTGCTGCAAAGTCTGCTTTTGAAATTTTTGGTTTGCCCATACGTTTATACCTATGCCAATGATCTAACATGTCTTTTACTTTTAAATAATCAGAAGGTGTTAAACCTCCTTTTAGACCAATACGTGCTATTCCACCTTTTGCAAAATCTTCTTCTGGTATATCTCTTTCAAAGATATGATCCTCAGTGTCTTGTAATATTTTTTTAGATTCTTCTGGTGTTAAATTTTTATATTTACCTTTTCTACCAATAACAGAATTTGCTTCTTTCATGGCAGTCATGGGTTCCATAGATTTTATATCTTTAATGATACTGTCTACATCTGATGTAAGTCTCTTGTTTGCTGCTTCAAACATTTCTCGGTCTTCAACTTTTTTACTTTTCTTCATGCCTCTGGCACCTTTAGTTACTTGACCAGACTCCATTAATTCTTTTACAGACTTACCACCCATGATTCCTGATCCTTCTGGAATTCTATTTCCTTCAAGATCAAACACTGGTGCTTTTTGTTTGCCAAATATTTTTTCTGTAATCTCTCTACCTTCTGCAGAATCTGCTGAGATAGTTCTACTTACCATTCTGCTATTAATCATGTTAACTGCATTGTCCACTTGTTGTGGATTTGTAAATGCATCTGGGTCAAAACCATTACGTAGTAATCTATCCATCGTAATGTTTAGATTTAAATCTACTTTTTTTGAATCTGGTAAAGTTATCATGATTCCGTCGTCAGACTTCTTTGTCATCTGACTCATGACCCATCTTCTAATATGATTTATGCCTGCCATTAGTAATAATTCCTTTTAGTTTTCTCGACTGGTTCGTCGACGTAGTCTTCAGGGTGATCTATTAATCCACCTTGTCTGAATCGCATGAGGGCTTGTGTGGTTGAGTCCACAAGGTCATCATGATCTCCATACGGAAATGCAGCGCATTCTTCCATGACGTCATCTGCAAATTTCTGCTCCGGAGCCCATATCATACCAGATTCAAAGAGAGGTGCAACAGAATTCACACGTGCATGCTTATCGTTTCCTTTTGATGGTGTGAAGTTTACAACCGGTATATCCATCTGTCTAAGCTCATAAGTCAAAGGTAGTCCTGATGCTTTAGCCTCAACTATAACTGAATCAGGTTGCCAATACGTATATTGT